ATTTGCTTGCAACGCTTGAATTTGCAAAAGCTAAAGCCGAAATACAGGCAGAAACGGTTACTGAATTTGAACAGCATCATGAGCGAGTAAGTAATCAGACTCACAATAGAGTAAAAAAGGTTACTTTTGCAGATGTAATGAGAACATTATTTACATCCAAACAGGTTAGATATGCTGGAAGTACAGCAGCAGCGGTTGCGATTACGGTGGTATCCGGAATCATTGCAGCTAACACAGTTAGTAAAGGAGGGTTTTAAAAATGAACGATGTTATGAAGGGAATGATCTTGGTACTTATGATTTTATACATAGTGTCTCCGCTAGATGCGTGTCCGGGGCCACTGGATGATTTCATTGTATTACTAATCGGTATTGCTGCTCGCAAAGGGCTTGAAGTTGTAGAAGGATAGGAGGATTACGGAAATGAAAATTGGAATTATGAAGAAGGGCGACAAAGTGTTAACCATTACGGCTGAATTTATAGCAGTTCAGAGAAAAAATGGGGAAGTTGATATCATTCCTATGGTTAAGGATGAAATGGGGCTGAGGGTTGATATTGAAGGTATTGTTACTATCGGATATGGCGAAAACATCGTAGAGGTATCCACCGGCGATGTTGTGGTTACTACATTTTAAGGGGGAACAGACGATGGCAGGGAAGAAAGATAAATCAGTGGTAGCAGTAATTTCAGGATTGACCGATAGTCAAGCGGCAAGGATATCAGCAGATATTATGAAATCAAAACAGAGGAATGCACCTAACGGAAGAGGTACAGTGGCATCCGGTTTCACATCAAGTGTTGGTTCATTGCTCCAAAAAGGTACTAAAAGGATAGGAGGCTAAACAATGGCAAAGAATAGATCATCGGCACATACAAAGGCACAGAGAGCTGGCAGGGAAAGAGACGGAAACAGATGTCAGATTTGTGGTTCTAAGAATCATGTGGAAGGACATCATATCGTAGACCATCAGTTTGGCGGTGCGGCAAGCGTGGATAATATTATTGCACTGTGTCATAAGCATCATAATGATGTACACAAGGGGAATATTGATATTTTTAAAATATAAGATAACCATTTAATTCACAAATGGCCTACAGGACGAATTGCCTGTAGGTCTTTTTTATTTCCAAAGTGCAAATTTTGCCCTTTGGATTGCCCTTTGAAATTCCAAAGTATCAGAATCCTATTCCAAAGTGTCAATTTGATACTTTGAAAAATTTATACAGAGGTTAAAATCCACACCATTATCTTTGCCTGTGACATAGGAGGGAATCCCTCACTATGTTTTGGAGGTGGCGGAATGAGCAACCATGATAATGCAAGCATCAGTCAGGAAGAAATTGATAGAACAGCACGTATAAATATGGAAGTGTGTGCTACGTTTGTGGCAAGGATGATTCAAAAATATGGGCATGAAGTGTTGGCGGAAATCGAAGAAATGAAGGCAAAAGAGAATACGAATGAGCAGTGAGATGAGCCGGTTACATTTTTTTGTAATCGGCTCATTTTACCCGCTGACGCAATCGAAAAAGTGCGTTATATTTTAGATCCAAACATGAAAGACGAACAATCATTGAGCAACCGAAAAGGGGGATATGATGAGAAAGAAAAAATGTTATATATACACCAGAGTATCCACGATGGCTCAGACAGAGGGTTACAGTTTGGAAGCACAAGTCGAAAGGCTCCGTGAATACGCTGAATATAGAAATTTGCAGATTGTTGGTGAATACTGTGACGCGGGTAAATCCGGAAAAAGCATAAAAGGAAGACCGGCTTTTCAGGAGATGATGGATGACATTGTAAATGGGAAAGATGATGTTTCCTATGTGTTGGTATTCAAGTTATCCAGATTCGGAAGAAACGCTGCAGACGTTCTTAAATCCATGCAGTTACTGAATGATTATGATGTGGATTTGGTATGTGTGGATGATGCGATAGATAGTTCCACACAGGGCGGAAGACTCACTCTGGCGATTCTCTCAGCCGTAGCCGAAATTGAGAGAGAAAACATAACCGTTCAGTTCAATGCCGGTAGGATGCAGAAAGTTTTGGAAGGTGGATGGCCTGGTGGACCAGTTCCGTATGGGTATAGAAACATCAAAAAACAGATGCAGATTGAACCCACGGAAGCGGAGTTGGTTAAGAAAATGTTTGAAGCATTTCTTATAGATGGAATGACAACCACATCCGTAGCGGCTTATATGAATGAACAAGGATACCGCAGAGTGATTAAAGGCGAAGAAAGACCATTTACCTATGACTTTGTTGCAAATGCGTTGGAGAATCCGTTTTATTGTGGAAAGATTCTGTACGGGAAACGAAGTAAGAAAAAAGATGTCATGGTCATACAGGGGATTCATGAACCGATTGTAGATGAAGATTTATGGAAACAAGTGCAAGCGAAAAGAAAAGAATTATCTGTGAAATGGCAAAAGGTAGATGATCCTGAGCGAATCAGCATACTATCCGGTTTGGTTAAATGCCCGCTGTGTGGCAAAGGCATGATTGCAACAAAGAATAAGCATGTGAATAAGAACAGAGGTGGTCATTATAAAACCATTCATTATTATTCATGTAGGAATCATCGTAAATCCAGTGGTCGTGAATGTTCTTTTACTCGCCAACTTAATCAGTCAAAGATTGATTCCAGTGTGTTTGAAATCTTTTCTGGGATTACAGCGTTGCCGGAATACCATGAGATGATTGCGAATGTGCTAGGGAATCAGCCTTCTGTGGAACTATTGGAAAACGAATTGAAAGCCCTGAGGAAACAGCTTAGAAGTTATGAAACCCAGAAACGAAAACTGGGAGAGGAGTTGGATGGGCTTGATATTCTGGATGATGATTATGATGAAAACTACGATAGGATACAGTCTGAGATGGATGAAATCTATGACAGAATGGATGATGCAGAATCTGCTATATCGAAGATAAAAAAGAAACTGTCTGCGACTAAGAATGGAATCCGTTCTATTGAAAAGGTCAAGGAGTTGGTGGAACATATGCAGTTGCTCTTTCCTAAAATGACCTGTGACGAGCAAAAGGAGATGTACCGATTGTTCATTGAACGAATAGACATTTATCCGGAAGAACAAGATAATGGGAAGCTGATAAAAAGTATCACCTTTAAGTTTCCTGTTTATTATGAAGATTATGAGACAGTACCTACTAAAACACCGGATGATCAGATTGGATTTGTATTAGATTGCAGTACATTAGGTCTGACGGTGGCAGAGGCAAAAGCAACATATGCAGAGATTAAAGCATATGTGAAAGAAAAGTATGGTGCTCCTGTTCATTCGTTATATATTGCTCAGATTAAAAAGAAATATGGTTTGGACATGGGGGTAAATTACAACCTATCCAAAAAGGAAAATGCAAGAGTTCCGACCTGTCCTAAAGAGAAAGAGGCGTACATTGTGGATGCATTGAAACATTTTAGGATGTTGGACATGTCGGTGGAAATGGAGGCGTAGGAAGTGAAAAGTAAAAGATTAAAATGTTATATATACATCAGAGTATCAACCGCAATGCAGGTAGATGGATACAGTTTGGAAGCCCAGAATGATAGACTTACAAAATATGCAGAATTTCAGGGGATGGAAGTTGTTAAGGTTTATTGCGATGCTGGTAAATCCGGAAAGAACATTACAGGCAGACCGGAGTTCACACAGATGCTTCAGGATGTGGCGGATGGAAAAGATGGTGTTGATTACATTCTGGTATTCAAGTTATCGCGTTTTGGAAGAAATGCTGCTGATGTATTAAATTCATTGCAATACATACAAGATTTTGGTGTAAACCTTATCTGTGTGGAAGATGGAATTGATTCATCAAAGGACTCTGGAAAACTTACCATCACGGTATTATCTGCTGTTGCAGAAATTGAGCGTGAGAACATTCTGGTTCAGACAATGGAAGGAAGAAAGCAGAAAGCCAGAGAGGGAAAATGGAATGGTGGTCAGGCACCATTTGGGTACACACTGGATTCTAAGAACAGCACTCTGATTGTGAACCCGGAAGAAGCTGAATTGGTAAAACTCATTTATGAGAAATATGTATATGAAGACATGGGATTGGATACAATAGCAAACTTCCTGAATGACCGTGGTTATAAAAAGAAGAAGACCAGAAGACGTGAATTGGATTATTTTACAAGGGGAACAGTAAAGAACATTCTGGACAATCCGGTATATGCGGGTAAAATCGCATACGGGAAAAATGTTACCGAAAAGGTCAAGGGTACCAGAGACCAGTTCCGAAGAGTTAAGAGCGACGAATATCTTTTGGTAGATGGTCTCCATGATGCCATCATTGATGAAGAATTGTGGATGCAGACCAAAGCCAAAAGAAAAATAACCGGGGTAAAATGGAACAAGACACATAGTCTGGAGCATGAACACATTTTATCTGGCATTATAAAATGTCCGATATGTGGACATGGTCTGAGTGGTACGGTAAGACGTCGCAAGAATAAGAAAACCGGAGACTATGTGGATGATTTCTATTATCGCTGTCAACACAGACACAAGATTGATGACGAGCATTTTTGTAATTTTCAACCGTCTCTTAATCAGAATGATTTTAACCGTGAAGTGGAGCAAGTGATTCTGGATATGGTAAACCATGAGAGCTTCCGTCAATTTGTTATGGAGAAGGTTAATACAAAAGTTGATGTAAGTGCTCTGGAAGAAGAACGTGAGAGAATCAGAAAGTTGCTCAGACAGGTAATGGGGGCGAAAACAAAGCTCACAGACATGCTTGATAAACTGGATGTAATGGATAAGCATTATGACCGAAAGTATCAGGACATGCATGACAGACTGGATAATCTGTATGATAAGATTTCCGAATATGAAGACAGCATTGCAGATATCACAGCGAGAATTGAAGCTGTATATGGAAATCAGATTACCGGAAAGCAGATATATGACATTCTGGTACATTTTGAAATGATGTATTATAAAATGACGGACCTTGAAAAGAAAGAGTTTATGAAAGACTTCATAAACAGTATAGAACTTTATCCAGAAAAGATGTATAATGGAAGCATCGTGAAACAGATAAATTTTAAGTTCGGTGTTTATTATGAAGGGCAAGAAACTATGGATATTCGGTTGCTCAACGAAAAAACAGTCGAGACAGTAGCATTATTAAGTCGGCAAATCAACGTGCATAAAATGAAGTTAAATTCTACACCTTTTGAAATGATAAAGAGCGGAGAAAAAACGATTGAACTCCGCTTGTTTGATGAAAAACGTCAACAAGTAAAAGTGGGTGACAAGGTTATTTTTACAAATACTACTACCGGTGAAATGCTCAACAGAACCGTTGTAAAATTGCACCGTTTTGATAGCTTTGAAGAATTGTACAAGTCTTTGCCGCTTTTACAATGTGGATATACAGTAAGTGATGTTGACAGTGCAAAGCCATCTGATATGGAACAGTATTATTCAATTGAAGAACAGAATCAATATGGTGTTGTTGGAATCGAACTTTGTCGACATAAAGAAATTACAGACGAGAGTGTTTGTCTGTTGTCAAGAAAATAGTATGAATTTAGCAAAGGGGAAGTATGATGAAGAGTGAAAAACAAGAAAGATATTTAGACAACCTGTTGCTTAGAGGAATGGTGGATGTTCGTAAATTGGCCGGTGTTGCTAATGCGAAAAAACTTCCTAATGGTGAATTTGGTTTTTGTCTTATGTGTCTTAATGGCAGTACTTTGAATCTTTATGATACTAATTTCGAACAAGAAGTGGGAGAACTTCTTTATTCTATAGATTTGAAAAAAATAGCAAATCTTAAAACAAGTTCATTTATATTAAATAGTTATATCAAATTTACTTATGAAGGATTCAACTACAAGTTAGCAGATTGTGCATATAAAGAACTCTATTCTGCAATTGAAAAGGAAGTAAAAGATATTTTTAATTAAGGAGAACTTGAAATAGGGGATAAATCCAAAAACGTGGATTTATCCCCTAAATTTATCTATGGTGAAATATGTGTTGACTGTAGGTGTCAAGTGTCGTACAATTTATTTATGCAATGCATAAAGGAGACGATGTATGGAAGCAAGAGAGGAATTAAGAAAATTAAGAGAAAGTACCGGTATGAACCGAAAAGAATTTTGCGAGTATTTTGAAATACCTTATATGACGGTGACAGACTGGGAATTGGGGAATAGAAGGGTTCCACCATATCTTTTGCGATTGATGGCATATAAGATTCAGATGGAGAAACTGGCTGATAAGAAAGGTGAGAAATACGATGGAAGAAACTACAGGATTGATGACAGTAGATAAAGTATGCAATCGAGTCTATATCATAAGAGGATAACAGGTTATGTTGGATTATGATTTGGCAGAAATTTATGGATATGAAGTGAAACGTTTAAATGAACAAGTGAAACGTAATATTGCAAGGTTTCCGGAAGATTTTATGTTTCAATTAACAAAAGAAGAGATTGATTTCGTGAAGTCGCAATTTGCGACTTCACGAAAATATAATATGTATGAAGGCCAAGATGGTGGAAGAAGAAAAGCGCCATATGCATTTACAGAGCAAGGAATTTACATGCTGGCAACAGTGCTTAGAGGCGGACTTGCAGAGCAACAAAGTATATTTATTATGCGTGCGTTTCGTGAGATGCGACATTATATAAAGCAGAATCAGCAGTTTGTCACTGAGTCGGAAATGAGGCTTGTAACAGCAAAAGTATCAGAAATATCGGTGCAGGTGGCAGAACTTTCGGATTGGAAAAAGAAAACAGAAAATGACATAGTGAGTATTCAAAAAAGCATCGATATACTTAACGAAAATTTTGTGTCAGACAAGGATTTCAAAAGTTTTGTTATTTATAAAGGACAGAAATTTGAGGCGGATACAGCATACATAGATATATACCAGCAGGCAACGACAAGTATTTATGTGGTCGATGATTATATGAATACAAAGACATTGCAACTTTTATCGCAGAAGAAGCAGGGTGTGGAGGTTGCCTTGTTTACAGAGAACGGGCATGGTAGCAAAGGATTTCTGACATCGGCAGTTGTAAGTGATTTTATCAAGCAATATCCGCCACTTCGAATCAAATCAAATCCGGAGTGCCATGATAGACTAATTGTGATTGATTATGGCTTACCCACTGAACAAGTGTATCATTGTGGCGCATCCAGTAAGGATGCAGGTAAGAAATTGTGCGCCATAAACAGGATTGAGAATACAGAGATGATTCGTCCGGTGGTGGATAAATTGTTGTTGGGCGCGGATAAGGTTATTTGATTTTTAACGAATGCAATTTGCGACTTTAAAAAGACCTCATAAACAGTATTGAACTTTGCTCATAAAAGATGGATAATGGAAGTGTTGTAAAACAGTATGCATCTGAACACGAGATTGATATGTGATTATGGGCGTGGCATTGACAAATTCGAGGAGAGTAAAATTGTCCGTTTGGTGCAGGAAACCATTTTGAATGTTAAAAAGGCAGAGCTGTTTTATGACGGATATGTCGGGGATTTGTTGTATGATACAACGAACGAATTGGTGGACTTGGACGAGTTAATGGACTGCTATCTTAATAGGAGCATAGTGAAACATACCGGTTTTGCAACACCGGAAGAAATAGTCATGCACTATATATTATCCGGATTATACTAATCTTTTCTGAAAGACGTAAAAATGATGTTTCCGGTATTGGATGAGGAGGAAGCAAGAATGCAACATATATTTCAATATGAACGGCATATGAACCTGGATCGTTCAAAGGGTGAAATAGTTCAAGGGATTCCTTGTGGAGTTGGAGATGCAGATTATGGATTTATGGTTATAGGAACCGGTAAACAAGACTTAAACAGGTCGGACTTTTATCCGACCCTTTTTGCATTGGTGTATAATTTTCTGATTAGAGATACATGTATTCAGAGAGAAAATTATCCGCAATATATGAAGACGCAGTTTTTCAATCATGAGCTGGATTATGGAAGAGTGTATCGATTTATGATGATCTTGATTGACTTGCTTGAGACCGAGGGTGAGACAAAGTTATATTTAAACGTCATAGGAGATATGGATGAGTTCCGTGCGGCAGTGGATATTTTAAATGAATATTTGGGAGTTTTCGGAAGGTTGATAAAAACCAATCCGAGTTGGATAACAGTGGTACATGATAAAAATGGAAAAAGTATATCCGCTGAAACTCAAGCAGATTATTGTGTGGAAAATCATACAAAAGATTGTGGATTGAAGAGACGCATTCGGTATGGGAACAGAGTAAATTATAAACTGGATATATCTGACAAAGAAGATTTGGAGTTTTTGCTGAAAGAAATTTCACCATTTAAGACTTTTAAACGAGGACAGTTTGAAGCGTTATGTTCCATGATGAATTCGAATGGTCATGCGGTTTGCATTATGCCGACCGGAAGCGGAAAATCATTGATTTATTACATGGCATGCCTTTTGCAACCGCAAGTGATATTTGTCGTGTCGCCGACAGATATTTTAATTAAAGACCAAATTAGAAATTTGCGTAAAATTCATCATTTTGATAATGTAACCTACTTGGATTTGAATTCGGACAACGATTTTGCATTCTTTCGTCCGGCCACTAATCTTATTTTCTTGACACCGGCGACATTTCAAAATCGCAATCTGTTCAGTGCATTCAAAAAATGGAAAAAAGAGATTGCGTATGTTGTTTTAGATGAAATTCATTGTTTGTCAAATTGGGGACATGATTTTCGACCGGAATATCTTATGTTATCAAAAAACATGAGTCAACATTTGGGGGATGCTCGCTATTTGGGATTTACTGCAACTGCAAATTATACGGTCGCGCAGGATATTCAAAAACAATTGAACATTCCGTTTGAAAATTTCTTTTCACCAATCTTGTTTGAAAAATATAATATTCGTTATGATTTTAGAGAAGCAGATTCTACAGAAGAAATGTTGCTGCAGGTGAAAGAAATCGGAAAAGAAATCGTGCGAAGAAATGGGCGTGCCATTGTGTTTACTAAAAATGACACCATATCGCAGCGGGTTGCAGATGCAATCGGATACGAGGCTGATGTGTTTACTGCGGAGGATACGGAAGCATACATGCAGTTTGCTGAGGGCCTGTGCAGAATTCTGGTTACGAGTGAAGAACTTGGGATTGGAATTAATCTTCCAAACGTGAATTGCACGGTACATTTTGGGATGCCTGTTTCGAAAAACGAATATGTTCAGGAGATTGGAAGGGCAGGAAGGATGGGTGAAAAGACTACATCGTATGTGCTTTATCTGAAACCAACAGAAGGGAACATATCGAAACAGTTGTTGAGTAGGGAAACATCCATATCAGATGAATTTCAGTTGTTAGAAAACATGGAGAACGACTATGCAGACGTATATCGAAAACTATGCTGTAATACGGATTCAAGAGAAGTATTATCAGTACAACTGCGACATATCTTTGAAGAATTTCAAAAGAAGAAGCAGACAGCTTATATTGTTGCAAAACCCATAGAATATATGGAGCAATACAAGCGGTTGCTCTATATGCTTTATGTTACAGGATATGTGAAAGACTGGTATACAAACCGTGTGGTTGATGAAGGACGGCAGATAGAAGTGATTGTTGATATATGCTCAATCCTTAGGGCGGGGCATGAGGTTGCCGTTTTAGATGATGCTGACATGTTGGATAGAATGATTCATATTTCCAGAGACTATTTTGCATCTATGGGGAATGACCGCGAAAGCGTATTTTTTGTGAGCAGAGCTGAAAGTATTCCGGATATATTGGACATTTATGTGAAATGGTATTATGACAAATTTTTATATCATCACAAAGAACAGTTTCTGGATGTATTTGAATTTTTCGGGAATAACAGAGAGTGTGATGCTGTGAAAATAACGGAAGAGATTGAGGATTATTTTACGCTGCCATTCATACAAATCAAAGAAGATGAAGCGTTTTACGGAAATTTATCGTTTGAAGAGGCTGCGGAACAAGTTCAAAATGGAATTGGGAAAAATACCTTGTCAAATTTAGAAAGAATTAACAGTGACAACTATTCTTACAAACTTGACTTTCTGCTTTTTGTAGGAAATTGGGGAAGATGGGGACATTTCGATGTGATGCGGTTGGAACGTTTTTGGGACACATTAAAGGAAGATGAAAAGAATGTGTTTTGGGGAGCATTGAAAGAAGTTTTTCCAAGGTGCACGTTGGACGCGAAGTGGAGATGTCTCAAATATATCGAAGAACATCAAGACTATCTTGGAATTGAATGGAAAGAATTTCTGGAAGAAATTTATCAAAATGGGCCAAGAGATACACTATATTATGGGATTTTATCTGTGATATCAAATGAGAAATTTAGTGAATTTATGAGGAGAAAATAACGATGATTGGAACGATTGGAGATTTAGAAAGAGAAATTGAACAGTTTCAAAATAATATTGCGGCATCAGGGGAATTGGTGGCACTGTTAAGAGAAATGTTGAATTCGGTAAAAATGCAGGAACAAGTGTTTACTGACAAAATGACAATGTTACTTGCAAAAATAGATAGTACACCTGAAAGAATTGTTGCGGACAATTTAAAAATGCTCGAGAGCACAAAACGCGAATTGGATCAACTATTGTCAGAAAAAAATTACGCTTTTGCGTCTACGCAGGAAAGATTTGTATCTGCATTGGGAGAAACAAAAACAGAATTGAAAGAATGTGCAGAACAGTTGGAGAAAAAATATGCAAACTTTATAAATGTATTGGAAAGACTGAGAATTACAGACGTATATGAACAAAATATACAAATAAGAAATGAATTGAACAAAAGAACAAGGCTTCTTATGATTTTGTCAGGGGTAAGCGTGATTCTTGGAATTGTAGGTATTATCTTGTAAAAAACATGTGAAAATTTTATCAATTTATACTATACAAGATGAAAAATATCGTGTATAATGTGTGAAGAAAATTGATAATCGGAGAACCTTCGGGAAAAATCTGATTCAATTACATACTCAAATAAAAAGAAGAAAGAAAGAGGTAATGACAATGTCAAAGATTAATTTAGAACAATACGGTATTACCGGAACTACTGAAATCGTATACAACCCTTCATACGAAGTATTATTCGAAGAAGAAACAAAAGCTGGTTTGGAAGGTTTTGAAGTAGGACAGGAAAGTGAACTTGGTGCTGTTAACGTTATGACAGGTATCTACACAGGACGTTCTCCTAAAGACAAATACATCGTTATGGATGAAAATTCAAAGGATACTGTATGGTGGACAACTGATGAATATAAAAACGACAACCACCCAATTTCAGAAGAAGTTTGGGCTGACCTTAAAGCTCGTGCAATCGCAGAACTTTCTAACAAGAGATTGTTCGTAGTTGATGCTTTCTGTGGTGCTAACGCAGACACAAGAATGGCTATCCGTTTCATCGTGGAAGTTGCTTGGCAGGCACACTTTGTAAAGAACATGTTCATTCAGCCAACAGAAGCTGAACTTGCAGACTTTACACCGGATTTCGTTATCTACAATGCTTCAAAAGCAAAAGTTGAAAACTACAAAGAATTAGGACTTAACTCTGAAACAGCTGTTGCATTCAACATCACAAGTAAAGAACAGGTTATCCTTAACACATGGTATGGTGGAGAAATGAAGAAAGGTATGTTCTCTATGATGAACTACTTCCTTCCATTAAAAGGTATTGCTTCAATGCACTGTTCAGCAAACACAGATATGAATGGTGAAAACACAGCAATCTTCTTTGGTCTTTCAGGAACAGGTAAGACAACATTATCTACAGACCCGAAACGTCTTCTTATCGGTGATGACGAACACGGCTGGGATGATGAAGGTGTATTCAACTTCGAAGGAGGATGCTACGCAAAAGTTATCAACCTTGATAAGGAATCAGAACCAGACATCTACAATGCAATCAAACGTAACGCATTGTTAGAAAACGTTACATTGGACGCAGAAGGAAAAATCGATTTTGCTGATGGTAGTGTTACAGAAAATACTCGTGTATCTTACCCAATCGATCACATCGACAACATTGTTCGTCCGGTTTCAGCAGCTCCTGCAGCTAAGAACGTTATCTTCTTGTCAGCAGATGCATTTGGAGTACTTCCTCCAGTATCAATTTTGACACCGGAACAGACAAAATACTACTTCTTGTCAGGATTTACAGCAAAACTTGCAGGAACAGAACGTGGTATTACAGAACCAACACCTACATTCTCAGCTTGCTTCGGTCAGGCATTCTTGGAATTGCATCCAACAAAATATGCTGAAGAGTTAGTTAAGAAGATGGAAGCTAATGGATCAAAAGCATACTTGGTTAATACAGGATGGAATGGGACAGGAAAACGTATCTCTATCAAAGATACACGTGGTATCATCGATGCAATCCTTGACGGATCAATCGAAAAAGCTGCTACAAAGACAATTCCATACTTCAACTTCGAAGTTCCAACAGAACTTCCGGGAGTAGACACAGGAATCCTTGATCCTCGTGACACATATGCAGACGCAGCTCAGTGGGAAGAAAAAGCAAAAGACCTTGCAGGACGTTTCGTTAAGAACTTTGCTAAATACACAACAAATGAAGCTGGTAAAGCATTAGTTGAAGCTGGCCCACAGTTATAATTAGATTGGAATATATAAGAATTGAGAGCAAACGAAAATGTTTGCTCTCTTTTTTTGACAAATGCTCGGACATGCTTGCTAATTGCGTAAAAAAATGATATGATATATATTCCAAATAAATTGCAAAAACGGACGGATTATTTATGAGGATTGATATACATGCCCATGTTCTTCCGGGAGTGGATGATGGAGCAAAAGACTGGGAAATGTGTCTTGAAATGCTGGCACAAAGTGCGGCATGTGGGATTGAACGTGTGATTGCTACGCCGCATTTTCTTCCATGGAGAAAAAATGCGCATCCGGATACAATCCGGGAATTATGTGAGAAAGCAAAAGAAAAACTCGAGAAAGAAAAGGGAATCGCTATAGACATTTATCCTGGGAATGAGATATACTACTCTATAGGGGTTAGTGAACGGATAAAAAATGGAGAGGCACTTACTTTGGCGGACAGTCGATATGTCCTTTTGGAATTTAAGACGTCTGCTTTGTATCAGGAATTATGCAGAGCTGTTCGTGAAATGCACGACAGTGGGTATGTTCCGATTATTGCACACATGGAAAGATACCAATGTCTTGGGCAAGCGGATCGTATCAATGAATTGAAGGAAATGGGAGCTTTATTTCAAATGAACCTGGATTCACTTCAAGGCGGAATTTTAAGTTCACGAGCGGGCAAGTCAAAGAAGTTGATTTTACATGGGGTCATTGATTTCTTGGCTACGGATATGCATGATTTGGAAACCAGAACCCCAATGAGGAAAGAAGATTTGGCTTGGATTCAGAAAAAAATAGATTTTACTTATCGGGAAGAACTTTTAGGTGGCAAAGCACAGCAGATTTTTGCCGGAATAAAGAGATAGAAAGGATATAACGGAGAATGGAAAACAACAATAATAACAAAGCAGTTGAAGAAGAGATTAATTTACTTTGGCTTGCATCAGCACTGTTTAAAAAGATATGGCTTGTCATTGCGGTTGCAGTGATGTGTGCGTGTCTTTTCGTAGCATATACGGTTCTTAGAATTGAGCCTACATACACTTCCACGTCCACGTTGTTGGTGTTGACAAAGGAGACAACCCTTACTTCTCTTGCGGATTTGCAGATTGGCAGCCAGTTGACAAAAGACTATGCGATTTTGATTACCAGCCGTCCGGTTTTGGAGGAAGTAATTGAAAACCTGGATTTAAAAATGAACTATAAACAACTGGAGAAAAAGGTTGAGATTGAGAATCCGGAAGACACTCGTCTTCTTTTTGTCTCTGTCACTTTGAATAATGCGAAACAGGCAAAAGAAGTTGTGGATGAACTTTCAAAAGTAGCTTCTGTATTCATTGGTGACAAGATGGAAGTGACTCCGCCGAAGATTGTCGAGGAAGGCGAAGTAACCGGAACCAAGACAGGGCCGAATGTTTCGAAAAATGCACTTATCGGTTTCCTCGTAGGAGCATTTATTGTGTGTGCAATTGTAATTGTGCTTGAATTGTTGAATGACTACGTTCAGACAGAAGATGATATCGAAAGATATCTCGGAATTCCAACTCTTGCTGTAGTACCGGATAAGACACAGGCACAGAAAAAAGAACGTAAAAAAGTAAGTATCAGAGGAAAGGCGAAGTAGAAAATGGCATATAAAAATATTGTATTAACAGACCAAAAGCCCGGGGATTATTTTTACGAAGAAGCTATGAAGACACTTCGTACAAACGTACAGTTTTCCGGGAAACATAATAAAGTAATCTTATTGACCAGTGGTCATGGAAATGAAGGTAAGAGCGATATCAGTTTTAACTTGTCTGTTGAACTTGGGAAAGCAGGAAAAAAAGTTCTTTTAATTGATGCGGATATTCGTAAATCTGTATATAAGAGCAGATATGGCATTAGCGAGGACACGATGGGGCTGTCCCAGTATCTCAGCGGGCAGGTGGAACATATTGATGATGTCGTATACAAAACGAATTACGAGAATGTATATATAATTTTATCCGGACCATATGCTCCGAACCCAACAGAGATGCTTGGAGATGAACAGTTTGGTCAATTATTAAAAGCTGCAAGACAGGTGTTTGAATATGTAATCGTTGACACGCCACCTCTTGGAATTGTTGTAGACGCAGCTGTTATCGGACAATACTGCGATGGGGCTATCATGGTCATTGAAAAGGATGCGACCAGTTATCGTGTATGCCAGAAAGTAAAATCACAATTGGAAAAGAGTGGCTGCAAGATTCTTGGCGCAGTATTGAATAAAGTAGAATCAAAAGGAAAAGGCTATTACGGTAAATATGGCCAGTATGGTGGCGCATATTATGGTAATCCGGATGAAAGATAGAACATATTATGAATAAAAGAAAAAAACAAATTATAATCATTATTGCAATTATTCTTGTTCTTGCGATTATAGGGATTGTATTTCTATTAAAAGGGCTGGAAGGGGAGAAGCCATCCGAAAACAATCCTGCACTTGAGAATGAAGAAGTTTCACAGACAGATGATGAAACGGAAGAAAGCGAAGACACCGAACCGATGGAGGAAGAAGTTGTATACGACAAGGTGAAGTATAAATACAACGACCATTTGAGCAATTACCTGTTTTTAGGGATTGACCGTACGGAAGAAGTGAAAGGATATGAGGTTCGCGGTGGATCAGGACAGTCTGATGCGATTTATCTTGTGTCATATGACCGTATGAAAAAAACAATTAAGTGCTTGTGTATTCCGCGAGATTCGATCGTGCGTATCCATACATTTGCGCCGGATGGCACGGATTTAGGGTATTCGAAGAATCACCTCAGTATTCAGTATGCATTTGGTGATGGTAAAGATGAAAGTTGTCGTTTGACAAAAGAAGCGGTTTCCACACTTTTATACAATTTACCGATACAGGGCTATTGCTCCGTTAATATGGAAGCGATTCCGATTATTGGAAGTGTTCTTGGCGGTGTAGAGGTTGTTGTACCAAACAGCTCGCTGCAGGATAAATTCCCGGAATTTAAAGAGGGTGCAACGGTAACCATCACGGAAGCAAATGCGGAGACTTTTGTCAGATATCGTGACATTACGATTGACCATAGTGCAATCACGCGTTCTGAACGGCAGAAGGTGTATCTGAAAGCCTGTGCGAAAAAAGCACAAACCATGGTGGAAGAAGATGCCAATATAATTGCCAGATTATATGAGAAGCTGACACCATACATGGTGACAAATATAGGAAACGATGTTTTTGTAAAATTATCTCAGGCGACATTCGATGCGAATGGAAACATTCAAGATGTTCCGGGAGAAAAAGTAGTCGGAACAAATTATGATGAATATCATGTAGATGATAATGCGTTATATCAATTGATTTTAGAGATGTTTTACGAACGTGTACAGGAATAGTGTGAAATGAAAAAGAAAATAATATTGATTTTCGGATGTGCCCTGATTTTAGGAGGTCTTGTTTTGGGTGGTATTGGACTTTCCAGATATCTCGCTGAGGAAAATGCCGGAGAGAGTTATGAAGATTTGAAGGTAGAGTTCAATGTTGATCCAATCGTGGATGCACCTGAAGCGGGGGACGGACCGGTGGAAGTTCCGATTGACTTTGCGGCACTTCAAGAAAAATATCCGGACATATATGCTTGGATTCGAATACCGGGAACGGTTATCGATTATCCGATATTGCAGCGTGAAGGGAATAATGCCTATTATCTCAACCATACATACGAAGGCAAGAAGCGTGCAGAGGGTGCAATTTATACGGAAGATTATAACAGTAAAGATTTTTTGGACCCGAACACGATTATATATGGGCATAATATGAAAAATGGCTCTATGTTCAAGGCGCTGCACAAATATAAAGATAAAAAGTTTATGGAAGAGAATTCGCAGATTATCATTTATCAGGAAGGAAAAATCCTGACATATAAGATTTTTGCGGCGTATACATACGACTCCAGACACTTGATGTTGAGCTTTGATTTTAAAGATGAAAATATTTTTCAAAATTATTTAAATAATGTTTTGACAAATCGCAGTATGAGTAGTAATATAAATGTAACAATACCTGTATCGTCGGCAGATAGGATTATTACATTGTCTACATGCAATAATAATGATAAACAAAGATACCTAGTACAGGCGGTACTATTATCTATACAAGAATAAGAAAGGAAATGAATAATTATGAAAAAGAGGGTTTTAGCGGGCATTTTAATGATGATTCTTGTACTTGCTTCAGCAATGACAGTTTCTGCAGCAGGAAGTAATCAGCAAGGAAGCAAAGAGGCTGGTGCAGCAGTAGTGTCACCTGCAGAGTATTTTGAGACAAAGCCATCAAGCGAAACAGTTAGCAATCCTAGCACAGACGTTGCAAACAAAATCAAAGACATGACATCTGTAGCAACATTTGAATTAGCTATGAAAAATGGCGGCCAGGCATTACCAACAGACATCACCGTTCAAGTTGATGCAATTGGTGATAATGTTAAAAAGGTTGTTCTTGTTGTGAAAGACGGAAATGAATGGAAAGCAATTGATGCGACAGTTTCAGGAAACAAAGTTACAGCAAAATTCCCAAGTGTTGG